AGTACCTGTAGTACCTGTAGTACCTGTAGTACCAGTAGTGCCAGTTGTGCCTGTAGTGCCTGTAGTACCTGTAGTACCTGTAGTACCTGTAGTACCTGTAGTGCCAGTTGTGCCTGTAGTACCTGTAGTACCTGTAGTGCCTGTAGTACTAACCGCACTTGGTAATATTGGTTGCTTGTTAAATTCCAAAGTATTATCTGTAGAATTTATTATTAATCCATTATTGATATCTCCTATTATAATTTTTCCCTTTTTATTATTTGTATTAATAATTAAATCAGCACCATTATTATATATATTAAAACAATTCTGCTTTTCAGTATCACATATTTTCATATTTTTATTTGAATCAGTTTTCATATATAAATTATTATTCATTGTTAATTCTGAATCTAATAAAATTTTATAATCATCGGTGTTGTTAGTACTATTCCAAGTATAATAATCGTATATTTTATTTTCATTAATACCTTTTTCAGGTGTACCAAATTGAAAGTATTTATTTAAATTATTATGAAAATTCAATAAATTATTTGAATTATTAGTTTGATTTGTAATAATTAAATTAGAATTCATAATAAAATTAGATGTCAAAATATTTGATGTATCCAAAAGTTTTTTTTCTAATTCATTATTTGACGTAATTATTTTGTCTAATAAAATATTTGACGTGTCTTTCATATTTGAAATAATTGTATTATCCTTATTTTTATGACTTGAAAATGTAGTATCAATCGTATTTAAATTAGTATCTATATCTTCTTTAAGTTTATTATGATCATATAGCAACCATCCTAAAACACCTATTAGTGATATTAATATTATTATTAATATTATATATATTAATAATTCAGATAATTCCATAATAATAATAAAATCGCCTCTTTATACTAATATATTATTTTATTTTTAAAATTTATACTATTTGTATTACTTTTATATTATTAACTTCATTAACCTCACTTTTTGTATCTTGTTCTCCTTTGTTTTTAATATAATCTATGCTATAGCCAGAACCACCTATTACATCACTTATCACATCACTTCCTACGTCACTTTCTGCGTCATTTACATCACTTCCTGCTCCACCTACGGCACTTTCTGTGTCACTTTCTGCGGCACTTTCTGTGTCACTTTCTGCGGCACTTTCTGCGTCATTTACATCACTTTCTGCGTCACTTTCTGCTCCACCTACGGCACTTTCTGCGTCACTTTCTGCTCCACCTACGGCACTTTCTGCGTCACCTACGGAACTTTCTGCGTCACCTACGGAACTTTCAGCTTCACCTACGGCACTTTCTGCGTCACTTTCTGCGTCACTTCCTGTGTCACCTACGGAACTTTCAGCTTCACCTACGGAACTTTCCGCGTCGCTTTCATCACTTTCAGATTCACTTCCTGTATAATCGCCACCTTTTATAATAATATCATCTTCTTTAAAATCATAAACTTCTGCCCATTCTTTTTCATCTTTTATAAATTCATCATCATTATCGTCAAATAATTCTATATTATCTAAGCTAATATCGCCTTCTTCATTGTCGCTATCATCGTCGTTTTTGTCAATATATAATTGTTCTACTGGTAACTGAATATACTCTGTATTTATTCTCATTTGTACCCCCATAGCTTCAAGTTCTTGAGTAAATAATTTAAAAGCATAAGGTGTTTGGATAACACATACATCATCGTTATTACAATTTTTACAAGTATTAAGATTGTGAGTTATGTTAAATGCTATTATTGTTCCACATCTTTTACACGCAGACCATGTATATTTATCTGAACGCTCCATCATACTTTCTTTTAAAAATAGAGATAATCCGTGACTTAAAACAGTATCGCGTTCCATTTCACCAATACGAAGACCACCACCCTTTCTTCTTCCTTCTGTAGGTTGCCTTGTTAAACCTGCTAATTTACCTATACCTCTTGCATTTAATTTTTCAGCAACCATATGTTTTAATCTAAAATAATATGTCGGACCTATAAATATCTCGGTTTCTATTTGTTTTCCAGAAAACCCGTTATATAATATTTCATTACCATATTTATCAAAACCATTGTCTTCTAATCTTTTATAAATTTTTTCATTATCTATAGGAATAAATACGGTAGCATCACCCAAAATACCATCTAAACAGCACATTTTAGCAAATATACATTCAACTAAATGACCTATTGTCATTCTAGAAGGTATCGCATGTGGATTAATTATTATATCTGGTCTAATACCATCTTTCGTAAATGGCATATTTTCCTCTGGTATTATCATTCCTAATACACCCTTTTGCCCGTGTCTTGATGCGTGCTTATCACCATATTCGGGTTTCTTAATTTTTAAAAACCTAACTTTACAAATTATAGAATCTTCACCGGCTAGTTTATTTGATATATATATTTTATCAATAGTTCCATATAATGAATTGTCTGTACTTATAGATATATCTGTATATATTGTCTCTTTAATTTGCTCTATAAATACCCCCTTTTTAACCTCCTTATATACTTCTTTAACATTTAACATCCCTATTATAATTACCTCTTGTCCTTGTGGTATATATGTACCTTCTTTAATAAACCCATCGCTATTTATATGAGAATAATCTTTCTTTTTAATTCCTTGAACGTTTATCCCTTCTTCCATCAATTTAATAGGATTGCCGAATATTGTTCTTTCATTTTGTGAAATAATTTTAGAAGTTGCCGTGATTGATTTATAATATGATAATGTATTTAGCCCTCTATTAATAGTAGCCTTATTTATCATAATACTATCTTCTTGATTAAATCCTGAATAAGTCATTATTGCTACTATTGTATTAAACCCATTTCCCATAATATCACTTGAGGTATATTGTGCTATTCGTGTATTTATAATTGCTCTTTGAGGATAATGTAAAACATAACTCATAGTATCAAATCTATTATTAAAATTTGTAGCATATATACTAATTGCTTGTTTAGATTGTGCTGCGTGGAATACATTTCTTACAGATTGATTATGGTTACACATTGGTATATTTCCGGTTACTACACTTAAAATAGTAGAAGGATGTATTTCCAAATGTGTATGATATGGAGTTATTTCATCTTTATTCATAGCAATTAATGAAGTATCTGTTTCCTCGTTATCAAGATATTCAATACATGCTGAATTATTTTCTAATATAGCTAACACTTTCGCATATTTACTTCTATAATAATTGCTTTTATCTTCATTTTCATCATCTTCGCTATCATCTTCGCCTATTTTTCCACCATACATATTTTTAGATATTAAATTCATAAACTCATTTAAAATAGTATTATTATAATCATTTTCTCCATCCATAATATCATTATTTCCTCCTTCCATAATATCATTATTTCCTCCTTTCATAATATCATTATTTCCTCCTTCCATAAAAACCCTTTCACTATCAATTCCACCACCTTTACTTGATGATTTCTTATATTTATATTTCTCTATATCTATACTTAGAGGGTCTATATATATGTCTCTATAATAATAATCATCAGTTTTCTCATCATCTTTTAATTTTAATGATAATCCATTTAACATATCAAACCAATTTGAATAACTATTTTTATTAACTAATATTTCATTCTTATTACTTTTATTATTATATTTCAATATTAATAATGGTCTACATGGGCGTCCAGCTTCTGTAAATATCCTTATTTCATTAGTTTTAATATTCCATGATATTGATATTAATATATTAATTAAACCATTTCTTCGGTAGGCTTTTAATATTCTTGTTACAAATATTGGGTCACCTGTTATTCCAAACAAAGTACCATTCAAAAAAACTGTAGTTATATTTTTATTAATATATAAATTATAATTTTCAAGAGGTATAATACCAATATCTATTAAACATTTTATAATATTTTCATTGTTTAATCCTGCTGTAATTTTTGCCAATAATGATAAATTTTTAAGATACCCAATAGAACCACCATCTGGACTTTCAAAAGGACACATCATTCCCCATTGCTGCGAATGTAATCTATGAGGTCCAGTTATTTTAATACTTCTATCTATGGGTATGTTTACGCGTCTCAAATGAGATAAATAACCAATATAACTAATGCGCGATAAATCTTGAACTTTTCCCAATTCGGGATCTTCATCACTCGCCAAGCCCCATCTACCTTTAAGAGATTTGCCAAATGTATCTGTTACTATCATTGGTGATACAAGCTTATAAATATTATTATCATTTATAAAATTATCATAATTATCTTGTTGTTTCCACGATCCGTAATAATACATGCTGTCCATAGTGTTGCGAATACTATCCCTTAATTTTTCATATGCTTCTTGAAATAATTCTGAAAGCATAAAACCACTTATATCAACGCGTTTATAAATATAGCTATCTCTATCACTTATAGGATTAACGTTTATAACAGATTTAATAAATTGTAATATTAAGTATCCTAAATATTTACCTTTACTATAAAAATCATTAATATTCGGAAACACATCCATCGTTAATGTTGATTTTACATGTTCAAATGTTCCGTATCTTACCTTATTTTTTAAATATTTTAAAGCATCTTCTTGAGTATATATATAATATTCATTGCTATCATTATCTGTATACGAATTGCTTAAAATAGAAGGTCTAATAAAATCTTCAAAAAAATGTAAATCATTTTTGTCTAATTTATTTCCAAATATAGTATTAAATATTTCCTTATCACTTTCAATACCAAATGCTCTAAATAATATGAATAATGGTATTTTTCCATTGAAAGATGGTAATGATACGTGTATTGAACCATATAGATTTTTTTTAGAATTAATATAATTAATTTTAACTTCGTCATTACCATACGCATCTATACGCGGTGTTTCAACATAATAAAACTCAACAGAACGCGGAGCTAATGCTCCTCTATCTGCTACACATCTTATAACTCCCTTGTAACTGAAACCATCATCATCATCCGTTAATTTAGAAACAAATAACTTATTGGTCACTATTTTTTCTTGTGCGATAATTACTTTTTCTTTACCATCAATTATAAAATATCCACCAGTATCATAAGGACATTCTCCAAGTTGCCTCAATATATTAGAACCTTGATTTTTAAGAACGCAAATATCACTATGTAACATGATAGGTATGCTACCGATAGCTACATTATTAAATGTTTTATTATATGTCCGCCCTTTATCATCTGTAGTTATTCTAATAAAAACTTTAGCGAACAAATGTGTTTCATATGTTAAATTTCTCATTCGCGCGTCATTTGGAGTTATTAATTTTGGAGTTCCGTTTTCATAAGTTATCGGTCTATCTACAAATATTTCGTCTCCATTTTCACCACCAACATAAACATCAACTTTCATAATAACATTTTGGTTATCATCATATTTAATCATAGTAATTGGATTATAAGATTTTATTATATAAGGTATCTGGGACTTAACAAAATCCCTATAGCTATCTAAATGATGTCCCGTAAATGGATATTTATGGTCTTTAAAATATAAATCTAATATATCCCATTCGCTATTAATCATACTTTTCCTATTATATTGTATTATTATCTATAAATAAATTATTTCTATAATTATTAATTTACAAGATTATACCCTAAATCATAAACTAATATTTTTCCACTAACTGGGTCTATTATTAAGCTGTTGGGAATTTTAGCTTTTTTGTCTAATATTTTTATAGGTATAGTATCGCGCAATTGGTTATTTCCTTGCTCTGTAGCATATATATTTATATTATTTAATTCTCCTTTAATATATCTATTTTTGTAATCCTTCATGTTTTTATATTCGGCACCATCTACTATTTTAATAAAATTGTCATTATTATATAGTGATAAAAATCCGGCATCACTAAATTTTATATTGAACTTTTCATTGAAAGATTTAAAAGGGACATAATTAACACCAAATTGAGATACATCATCGCTTCTTATAATATCACCTTCATTTAAAACATATTCATTTGTTAATAAAATATCACCCCAAGGCATATAATGAAATATATCTTTATTTTGTTTAAATAAATCGTCATTTAAGTTGAGTTTATACATAACAAAAGTATATTCTGGAATACCTGGAATATTTCCATTTCTTTTAGCTAAATCTTTTAAAATATTATTATTAAAAACTTTAGAATATTCATGCGCGGCTTTACCAGGTTCATTATATATTTTAGAACGTGCTTCAGAAACAGATGTTTTAATTAATGATTCAAGAGAACCACTAAAAGCATCATCGTCGGGTTCTTTGCCAGCGTCTATTTTTTTGTTATTTTTAATCTCAGATTTATATTTCTTTTCCATTAATTCTATAGCTTTTTTTTCATAATCATCCTTCTTTTTTATTGCTTTATCCCCGTCTTCACCTTCTCCAGAACCACTATCATCAAACATATATTTGCTATAATTTTTTGTTTGTAAACATTTAGATGGATAATATGGTGATTTACTTTCCGAATTTTTATCCATTTCAGCAGAATCATTAGAGTATTTTGGAACTATTTCATCAAAATCTTCTCTACCCGTAGATACACAACCCATATTAGCACAGCTTTTTTCCAATTCTAAAAACAAAAAATCATCGACTAAATTATCTTTATTTTTTTTTGCGGCCTGTCCTTCCCTTTTAACTCTTTTTTTTTCGGATTGCATATAATAAGCTTTTTTTCCTATTTTATCAATATAATCAGAAATATAATCCTTATTATTTTGAATTATTCTAAAATATTTAGATTTATTATTAACTAAATAATTCATCCATCTATTATGTCTAGAACAAGAATCCAGTGACGGAAAATATGAATACATATCCTTAAATTTACCTCGTGTAATTTTCATTAAATTAGGTATATATATTACTACCTTATAATTTCCTTGAAATGTATATTTAATTAATGATGTATCTTTGAAATTTGCTTGACTTTCTCTTAATTTATTAGAAAGCTCTTTGTTTTTAATAAGTTTTAAAAATGTTTTTATACTATTCGCATTTTCATCATTTAAATCTTCTTCTATTATCTTTGCTATCATTACATATATAGGTAATGGTATTTTGTCTCCATAAGTAAATTTTAGTTTTTTTTGTAATCCTTTTAAATTATTTAAAATACCAGTTTTAATATCATCTATTTTAGAAGTAAATTCATCACAATATATATTATCATTTATATAATCTTTATTATTATATTCATTATATGTCATATGTATACATCTTTGAAATAGTAAAAATTTTTTTTTATTATATTCATTAGGATCTAATGCTTTGTTACATTCTTGATAAGTATTATCTCCGCTACATTTATTCCCTTTTACATTTTTATAAATAAGCATTATACTATTTATTTTATATATATATAATATATTTGATGGATAAACTCATAGACTCGGCGGCTTTTAATAATAGTGATTATGAAATAGCTTCAATTTTATACGAGTTATTTAAAGATGATTTTAGATATGTTGATAATAACTGGGAATATTATGAAAATAATATTTGGATTATTGATAATAAAAATAATAAACTTAAAGATGTATTAAAGAATAAAGCCTGCTCTTGTTTTATAAATCGCTCAATATTTTGGGCAGAAAAAACACAGCAAATTAATAGTATAGAAGATATTATGTCCACAAAATTATTATTTATAGGTACAAATTTTAAAAATGAGAAATATATATCTAACATTATTAAAGAGTGTAAGCAATTTTTTATTAATGATTAAAATATTAAATGATACAGATATTTTGTATAAAACTATTTCAAAAGCTTATAAAAAAGAAGACATTTTTAATAAAATACATGAATCAGATATATCACTTATTAAAAATAAGGTATACAATATATTAAACGAATCAAAATCTTCATTTAAATGGGGTTTTTGCTTAAATTATTTAAATACATGTGATAAGTTATATAAAATATTTTATAAAAATATTACTTTTAATATATTACATCGTGGCAATTTAAGTAATGTTATTAAAAAAGATGCTTTTAAAAATATTTATCGTATCCATCTAACTACAAAAATATTAAACATGAATGATAAGTATGAATATTATATTATTACATATTCTGGAAAAAGGAAATTGCCCGCGAAAAATAATATAATAAGTGCTAATAATATTAATGGTGGTTTTACATATAATGATATTAATATTGTGTATATAGTTAGATACGAAGATTATGAAAAGGTAATAATACACGAATTACTACATCATAATAAATATATAGATAATCTTTCGTGGAATAGTAGCGATATTAATAAGCTAAAAAAATATTTCAACATTCATGAAAATACAATATTATTGCCTAATGAAGCAGTTGTAGAAGTATTCGCGTGTTTATTGAATATTATATTTAAATCTTTAGAAGATGGCAGAAATTATAAAGAATTGTTAAAGATAGATCAGCGTCATAGTTTAATTTTAACAAGAAAACTTTTACGATTTCAAGGCGATAAAAAATGGTGTGAAAAAAGCAGTAGTTTCTGCTATATAGTTTTTAAAACAGTTTTTTATGTATATATTAAAGAGTTTTTAAAAGAGTTCTCTCGCGACAATAGCATTACTAATATTATTAATTTTTTATTTAAATATTTTCCAAAAACTATTAAAAAAGCCGAAAAATATGATAGTTTAATTAAAAATAAATCATTAAAACTCACAGCATTTTAAATACAAATATTAAAATAGCCTATTTCAATAAAAAGGATTATATGACTTAAAACTAAGATAATGATTTCCTAAGATTATTAATCATATGCGTTTTAATATTACTTTTTTTAAAAATAAGTTTATCTTTTTCGTTAAAATGTATATGTCTTATATTTTTATTATATGTATTACCATTTAGCATTTTAAATTTAGATTTAGTTAAATCAAAGAAATCTTCGTATAAAGCAAGATATATTAATACTAAATCATAAGGGTTTGATATTTTATCTATAGTTTTTAAAAACGCCGATGTATATTTATTATATATATTATTTTCATCAACAAAATATTCTATAAATATTTTATATGTGCTATCAATATAGTCAGTATTATTAACATTATTAATATTATTAAGATTATTAATATCATTGCTTTTGTTAAGCAATTCTTTTTTTAAATATTCGTATTTTGCTACATTATTTTGGTTTAATATAATACGTTTTTTTAACTTTTCTATATCAATATTTATTTTGGATTTTTTATTATTGATAAACTTTAATATATGCTTAATATATTTATTAACTAATTGCTTTTTTCTTGTTTTTATTATATTATTTTTAAAAACAATATTAAATACGTTAGGTAAATTTTTAGCAAATAATATAGTTTTTTTTATTGCTAATTTACCGAGTTTTTTATTAATTTTACTTACAAAATCTTCATAATTAAATTCAATAAGATATGCGGCATTTTTTCCTAAAAAATAGATTTTTTTATCTTTGTATTTATTTAATAAATCAATTACATATTGTGTTTCCTCTTGAATAATATTACTATTCGGGAAACCATTACCAAAATTATAAGCACCCAACCCATTAGGTCTAATGTCTGCTATAACTTTTCCATTATCTATATATGCGTTACCTTGAAAGTAAATATTCTTAATATGTTTTATCAATTCTGGGTTTTTCCTCAAACATCT